CGCCCGGTCGTTTTATTAACATGGCACAAAGATAAGACATTTTATTTTAACTACAAAAAGAATTTTCTTTTGTTTTCGATTTGCGGATAAAAGAAGTTTCTTTTGGCTCCCTGTAAAGTTATTTTTGGCGAATTTTCATTTTAAGCCACTTTATTTGCCGGGGTGGGTATTTTATCCATTCAAACAAAATAATCGAAATACGGGGCTAAAAACGGGCAAAAACAAAAACGGGGTTGCAACGCTTGGTTACAATCCCCGTTTCCCGGTATTATGAACAATAAAAGTTACTTTTCTATGGTTACGAACTCAACGCCCAATATTTTTGTTGCCGGGTTCTTGCTTACAACATCAATTTGCCGATTTTTGATTTTCTTTGTTTTCCATAAAAAACCTAACCAACGTTTGTATTGCACCGTTTCGACAATCAACAGACTATCCCGGTTTATATGCGTCCCGGTAAATTGTCCGTCCGGCGTGGCGCATCCGTGCAACTCAAAATACGGTTCGACAATATCGACGCATCGTAAAACGGTCGTAACCGTATCGCCGGGCAAATATACAACACTATCCCGGACGGTTGCCCGCAATTCGTTGATTGTTTCCATTTGGGTTGTTGTAACCCGTTCCAACTCCCGGTTCTTTGTCTGCAACGTCTTTATCAACTCCGCATCGCTCGCCCGGTATCTTTCAAACTCTGACAATTTCAGTTCCAAAACCCCAACTTTTGCGGCGTTCAAACTATCCTTTGTTTTGTACGTTTCGACGTCCTGCAACAATGTTTCTGTATTTCCCCGGTATCTGTTCCGTTCGTCCGTCAATTTTTCAATTTTCGTTCGTTGCACCCATATTGTTGCAACGGCGGCAACTACCATCGCAATTGCCGCCCAAATCAAATACTTTTTCATACAATTTTCTTTATTGCTTCAAAATGTACCTTTGCAATCCTTTCTTTTCCGTCGTCGCTCATCATAAAACGGCAATCCTTTTCATTATCAAAAAAGAAATTTTCAGATAATACCGCCGGGCAAACCGTATGTTTCAGAATATAAAATTGGCTTTCTTTGTCCGGGTCGCCGTCGCAATGGTCGAAACGCATTTTCCAACCATCCGGGGCAAACTCCTTTTCTGCCTCATTACAAAGGACGGTTACAATTTCATCGGCTTTCGTTTTGCCGACGCTTGTATAACATTCCCATCCGGTGCCGCCTCCGGCGTTCCCGTGTATGCTGAACAATACGGCGTTCTGCCCGCAATCGTCATATATCACGTTAGCACGGCGGCAACGTTCCGATAATGATACGTCGTTGTCCTCCGGTACCAAAATTTCAAACTTTATTCCCTCCGCTTTCAACATCGCCGCAATACGGCGTACAATATCACGGTTAAACTCCCATTCTAACAATTGGGAACCGTCCCCCCAAATGGGGGAACGTTTTCCGGCTGTATTATTGCCGTGTCCGGCATCTAATATAATTATCTTATCCATTTTTATTTTGTTTTATGGGGCTTTTCGCCCCGGTTATTATTCATAAGATTCAGTTGCACCTCAAACGGTTTACCGCTTCCGGTAAAAATCGAACCTTTGACGTGTACGGAATCCGCCTTAATTGGGGCGTTGTTCTTATCCCGGAACATCATCATAATAATTTGGCTACTGCCTGCTGATAATTGCTTTAATTGTGCCATAATCATTTGAATTTTTTCTTGTTAATACTATGTTTATCATTAATCGCCTTTATTAGCTTTTCGGCTTCTTCTTTCGTTATACACTTGACTATTTCCGCCGCCATATCTATTGCCTCAACTGCATTGCTTTGTTTGAGTTCGTAATTCTCTTTCATGCTCCGACCCTCCCTTAATAGAATACCCAATGTCAGTAATACAACAAAAAATGGAATACTGTAAAAAGGAAAAGCCATAAGTCCCAAAACATCAATCATCAATACGTATAAAACTAAACGCAAATAGTCTATGATTTTTTGCCCGGTTTTCCGCATCGGGTGGCTGCTTAATTTTTCTTTTCTCGCTTTCACGGCTTCGTATGCCGTCCAAAAATCAAAGAATGTCGCAAATACTACAAAAACACAACATACAAAGATTATTATCAAACAAACTTTCATGTCGTGTTGAATGAAATAAAAATACTTTTCCATCGTTTTTTTTAATTGTGGTGCGGATTGTTCCGCACCGGGTTAAACTTTGCATATTTTGATAAAATATTTTTTTTCAAATATTCCCTAACAACAAAAACCTTTGTTGGTGTTACATAACAAATAACGGGCTAACCGTTGAAATGGCAATAATACGCCATTGTTCCCAACTAAAAATTTTATCCATATCGTCCATAAATAAAGAGTTAAGGGGCGGCGGTAAACCGCCCCCGTTTTGGTTATTGCTTTATAATCTCGCACAACATAAATTCCGTGCGGTTGTCAACCGTGGTTGTTCCGTTGATAATGTTACGTTCTTGCATACTTTCCAAATGGTTAAATCGGTACGGGGCGACCTTTTTATTGTCGCCCCTTTCCTCGGTTAATTATTCAACTAATGCGGCGTTGTTGACTACTATGTTGCCACTTTTTGCCGTCTGGCTTCCGCTATCCGTGCAATTGTTCAATTCAATACGGGCGTTCGTTCCGCACAAATACCCATATTTTGAACCGTTCAAAGATATACAATTTACGAACTTACCAAAATTTTCATCCTTCCCGGACTTATCGCCGGAAACGTAATAATTGTTTGCGTTGTTCTCGCAAATGCAACCAATCACGAATATTTGCGAACCTCTGCCGCCCTCCGCCGCCGTTGCGCTTCCAACTAATGCGATACCGTTATTAACCTGTTTACGGCAATAGGCGTTATATATCGTATCGTGGCAACCAAAAGCGGGCGTTAATCCGGCTTTTACGTTGTATTCAAACAATCCGCCAATAATGGTTGTTTCGCAACGTTCGTGGTCGCTATATCCGTCGTCGTTATTGTCGTGGCTCCAACAATCAATCATCGTTGCAACGGTATGTTTCGCCAATGCCGGGTCAGTCGTTGTGCTGTGTGCGTTGAACCCGTCCCCGGTACTCGAACCGCTAAACGCCCGTGCCGCTTCGCATCGTATCAATTCCACACCAATTGCCGCCTCCCACGACCACGCACCGCCGCCAAATGCGTATTTTGCGGCGCAATCAATCGCCCGTCCGCCGTGGCAAAACCTTAACGAAATTGAACCGTACCAACATTCAATATTAACCATTTCAAAAGCAACGGAACCGTCATTGCCGGAAATACCGGAATCGCCCGGAATGTAAACCGGGTTGGTGGCTAACGTTGTACCCTCTTTGATTTTGACGTACAACATTTGTGCGTCTGTATCATAAAAGAACGTGTAACCCTCGGACGTTTTCACGGCATCCAACGACGTAACACGGGTTATCTTTGTGCTATCACAACGGTACGTTTTCCCACGTTGTAACGGGTGGCGTTCGTTGTCCGGTATCAACGTACTTTCGTCGAATGCCTCATGTTGGAACAATTGGAAATGGGCGGCATCTGGAAAGGACGACAACGGGGTTTGGTAAACGTTCGTTGTACCCGCAACTAATGTTCCGCTATCAATTTTTGTTCCGCAAATGATACGGTTAACTAATCCACGTTTACCGATAAGACGGACGGAACGTTGGTTTGACTTGGTTTTGATATTCAAACGTTCGGTCGTGTCCCCTATCAATATAATTGTTGTATCAACGCCTGTTTTGGAAAATGCGGCGGCAAACGTCGCTAATGCGGTACTTTCCGTCGTGCCGGGGTTCGTGTCGTTTCCGTTGACCGCATCCACGTAAACAACGGCGGCGGTTGTGTTTACAGTTGTCCCGCGCTTTATGCTTTGGCGTTCCCATTCGCTCAATTTGTTTATTTCGCCTTTTGTCAAATAGTTGTCGTCAACCGATATTGCCGCACCAACGCCACTAATTTGGAAACGTATCAATATACGGGTTGTATTCTCCGGAATTGTGCCGGAGTGAGTACAAAAACCGCCTGCACTTAATTGTAACGCTAACCGGGAAATCTCGGTTGAATCATTGTAAAATATGCAATACATTGCGGCGGTTGTTGCACTACTTACAACCACATTATCCGCACCGTAACCGATAACGTCGCCAATCTTAAACGGACTATCCACCAAATTGAAATCATATCCAATAAATGCAGTAGTTCCGGCTTTGTTCACCGTATAAGACAACGTTGTGCGTGTTTTTACAACATTCATTGCTGAACCCTGTAAATTAAATTCGTTGTAATACGGGGCGTAATTAATTGTTTTAATGGGAATATCTTTTACCTTTTTCCATGCGTTCCATGCGTCCCACGCCTGTTTTGCGAACATACCGAAGGGGGCAACATTTTGACCCGTCCACAACATACAACGGTAAATCGTCAACGGCTGTGTACCTTTTCGGTTGTCGAATGTTACACGGCAACGGTTGGATAACGTCGAACGTCCGGTTACATTGTAAAAAGATACCCAACCGTCAAATTGCGGGTCGGTCGTTAATTGAACGTCTGAACTAAAGGAACCCGACGTCGTAGGGTCAAATGCCACACTTAACAAATGACCTGTACCCGGCGCACTAATTTTCATTAATGCGTTAAGATAATCCGTTGTTGGATTATATGGGAATTGCGACAAATCCAATAAAACCCCTAAAAACGAACCCACAGGCAAAACAATACGGTCGGCGTAATATTCCGGCATTCCTTGAACGGCAACATTTTGTACGCCCTCCAATTCATTAATATTCGAACCCGCCGCAATAAACGGGTCGGGGTAAAAGTTGTTTGCATCGCCCAAAGCGTCCGGCAAACCCATTCCCCCGGTTGTCGGAGTTTCAAACAATACATTTACAGACGTGGCGGTTGTTTTGGAACCGTAAAAAATCGTAAACCCGTAATAATTTTCGGTTGGCGTTACGGTTTTCGTTGCCCCGTCGGGCGTTAACGTCATGGAGCCAATAATGCCAAATGTTCCGTCGGCTTTAATACCCTGTATATTTACCGATGCGTTGCCTCCAACGGGCGTTAATGTAAATTGGTATGGTTGACCCGCAACCAAAAATGTACGCACCTTTTGGGAACCCGCATTTGACCCCATTACAATACCCGTATCCGTGTACGCATAACGTCCGGTTGCGTTGATTTGGTTTGTTGTGTTCGCAAGCGCAATAACGCCGTCTGAACTCATGCCGATAACAAATTTACCCCAATTGATCTTCTCGTTGTATAATATTGCCAATTCGCCGGGGTTTACGGTTAAATTTTCCGTCCCGTATTGGAAATTTACATAATTCCCCGCCGTATAAGCGATATAAAAAACGTTACCGTCCGGCGTGCCGGGATTGGTATTTTTATTTGCTATGCCAACAAAGGTTCTGTTGGCTCCCACGGTTGAAACAATCGTGTTCAACACGTTTTGCATTATTGCCCCGGTAATTTCTTGGTTTCCGTTTGTCTTAATAACGTTGGCAATCGCTCGTTTTAATTGTTCGTAATTTCCCATAATCTAATTAATTTAATTGTTGTCAAAATCATTATTGAAATCGCCGTTGAAATCTCCATTATTATTGATAATATATCCACGTCCTATTTTCTTAACGACGGTATTTGTTTTAAACTCAATTTCCACGCTCGCCAAATCCCCCTGCGTTTGCCATTTCGGGGTAATTAAAAACGTGTCGCAATCGTATTCCCTGCCGTATTTATCCGTTATATGAATGTAATCAGCCATACGGATAAAACGCATAACGTCGCAAAGGAACTCCGGTGCCAATATCGTACATTTAAACGTTTTGACTGATATTTGTTTTTCCGGAAAAAAATACCCGTCCCGTTCTTCGCCGTCCTCTTCAAATTCATAATCCGGCTTTCCCAACTCGGTACAAAGGTACAACGTATTTTTGAAATCCGGGTTTTTATATACTATTTGCCCGGCGTCAAATACAAAATTTTCAATATCCCACCATTGTATTTTTAAGTAACCGGAAACGTCCTGCACAACCGTAAACATTTCAGAATACCACGTTTGAACGCCATCAGATAACCGCAAATAATAAATTCCGTCAAACTGATTTAACGGCATGGGTAATATTGCCGGGTATAATATTACATCATATCCCAACGACTGAAACTGGACAACTTGCAATCCGGTTTCCCTCATGTATGTTGTTATATTTGCAATTTGTTTTCCGGTTTTATCATATAGAATAACAGACGTAACAGAATTTGAACGGGTATTTCTTATTATCTGAAACGGCAATAATCTATCAGCCGGTGCGAACAATGGGTATATTTGCCCGTATGCGTAACTTTTACGGTGGTTCTGCTGCTCTATTGACGTGTACCACGGCAATACGCTTATATTGTTATTCTGTATCATATTTCAACGTTGTTTTAATGTTTCGACTACACAAATTTACGCTTAATTTATCAACTTGACCGTTACCGATATACGTTTTTATTAGTTGCATCGGGTTTGGGTCGTCATTTGCCGGAAAACTAAACGTTTGTTTCTTCTTTCTCTCAATACCGTATGCGTAAACCTCGGAACCGTTTATTGATACACGACGGGCGGGTAAATCATATAACCAATACGGGGATTGCAGATTGATAAACGCCAAATATCCGTTTTGCAAAAAGTATTCGACCCCGTTAATAGTTTGGCGGGTAAATGGTAATATCCATTGCGACCCGGACGTTGGCGGAACGGCGGCAAACAAGGCGAACCCGTCCGAACTCATATTGCCGGGGTTTAACAACATCATATCAATATCGGACGTAAAGTTTAATATATTAATTTCCTCAACCTTTCCGGGCGTTACATACTTGCTTATTACTTGTATCGGCAACCCTTCAAATGCCGCCGTAACGTCGTCCATCCATTCAAATTGGTAACGTTCCGGCAAATCGACCTTATCAAACGAATATTCCGACGTGTTGAACGCCCACGGTTTCCCGTTGCGCAAATTCAATTCCTTTGTCAAATCGTGGCTTAATATAGCCCCGCCGGAATAGGAACCGCCATTGCGGAAATATTGGATATGTTCGATTTTAAATTTGCCGTCCTCAATGAACCAATAACATTTAAAACAATCCCGTAACATATTGGTAAATTGTTGTAAGGTCGTCGGGGCTTTTTGTGCGGGTTGCTGATATTCCCCGTTTATAATATTGGTTTTCTGTGATACAAGCAAACGGAAGTTCAACCCGGATATTGGGTTGTTACCGCTGTATAAAAATTGACTGTATTCCGCCGTGGCTGCGTGTGTTATACCCGGTGCAATCTGATTGAGCAAAACGGATATACAAGACGCAACCGGGAACGCATCCCGCAAAGTATATGCTTTTCGTGCTTTTTCCTCTAATATCCAATCCATCAAATAAAACCCAAACCACAACGACGCATAACGCCACGTTGACCGGGCGATTGGATAAAACGTTTGTCCGTATATGGAATAAGGCGGCGCAAAATACTTTCCGTTGTCCGCTAATCCCCACTCGGTCGGGGTATCTGAAAAGTTGTTTGAAATAAACGCCACGTCGATTGCGTAACCAATCGCACGCCTATAATTACGGTTATTATCAACTATATCATCGGCGGGCAATGGATATGTATTAAGGTCGTCGATTTTCCCCACGTCGCACAAATACCGGGCGTATATATTATAACTTTTCATATCGGCGTGCATTGTACCCGTTGCGCCGGAACCCTCAACAGCGGTTAAATCAAACTCCAATGTATCAAAAGGCGACGTTGTAACCTTTGTATAACGAAACATTGCCGTATCATCGGATTGTTTGCGTATCTCGACCGCAACAGCCCCAAACGGTAAACCGTCAATTCTTTGTTGCGTAATATAGATATAATAATTTACGTTTAATTCCGGGTATAATTTTCCCTCGAAAACGTCTGCACTTGCACCCGTCGCCATTCGCCCGGTATAAAGCCCGGATATTACCGCCGGGGAACCGTGCGACGTAATTTGTATTTCTTTCAAAATATTACATAGTGCAAAATGATAGGTTTGTATTAGTGCGTTTTGGTCGGTCGTGGCGTTTGCGTCTTGTTCCCAATTCGTACCGCCCAAAAAACAAGAAACAACACTATCCCCCGGAACGTATATTTGAATTAATGGACGCTTGTTTATCGTTATCCGTTGGATTGTCGGGGCTAACGTTATTAAATTGTATTCCTTTTCCAATCCCGCCAACACGTCGTTATAATCGTCGATTGCGTCCGGTTGTACAACAACCTTTTTATCGTAATCGGTAAACGTGCAATCGGTTTTCATAAACTTGCCTTGAAAGTATTGGAACCATGTACGCCCGCCGTCGTCGCTCTTTTCAATGCAATACAAAAATTCATTGTCGAACGATTGACGGTTTATATAGTCGTAATCATCCCGGACAAAGGTAATTTTGCCGGATAATTTGGCACGATAAAACCGTTGGTTGGTTTCTAATTCGTACTCCTTTGCCAAATCGTCCTTATAAATCGGATGCACGGTTTGACCTTGTAAGACGTTCGGGGCGTCCAACGTTCCCAATCTCAACCATGCCGTCCCGTTGGCGTAATGCGCTTTGATTACATTAAACCGGATATATGCGGCATTGCTTGGTATGTCAAATTCCGTATTTGTGGCGGACGGGTCGCTCCCCCAACCGCCGATAATTTTTTTATTGCTATCGTAAAATGCGCCCCCGGATTGCGTGGTGAAATTCTGAAACAATTTGCGGGGGTACACATTCCCAACCGGGACAAAAGTACGGGTATAATAGAACTTTGTTCTATTCCCGTCTATGTTCCCGGTTATGTGACTTATCGCCCCGTTCGCTAAAAACACATTTACAAATGAATGTCTATAAATCGGGTTCATATCAATTTTTAATTTTACGTGTCAAATTCTTGTAAACCTCAATAACATTGCCGTTGCCATCGACGTAACGACGGCGGCGGTTTTGTTCCTTAATCTCCCTTACATCGTCTTTTAAATCCCGCAAATCCGGTGCGTTATTTTGTTGAACCGTTACATTAATGCCGTCGGTATTGTAGGCATTAAGGTACTTTTGGGGGAATGTTCCCCGGTTCAAACTATTTATTACGTCCGGGATTAAACGACGGAAACGGCGGGAATTACGTTTATTGATAACGGCGAAAAATTCCCCGCCCTCGGCACGCCTCCGGGTTCCATCCGGTTTGGTTCCTAAATCCACGTCGTCCCCGGATTGGTGGGAACCGCCCTCCAAAAGTTCAACGGTACCGTCGCCGTATGTTTCCGTTCCTCCGGTTCCTCCGGTCTGTTTTGCCAATTGCGCCGCCTTGATTTTAGACGCTGCAAAACTCGCCCACATTACGGCAATTGCAGGTATTGCAAACGGGAAACCTAATTGCGACCATATCAACGCCGTTGCTGTTACCATGTTTCCGATTTGCTGCAATGTTTGTATTGCTGCCTGCTGTTTTTGCGCTTTCTGTTGTTCTTTCAACGCCTTTTCTTGGTTTTTCTTTGCCAAATCCAACTCCTTTTGCGCTTGTACAACATTATTGGCGTACCCGTTTGCCCTTGCTTCCAATTCTGCATCCAACGCCGATTGTGCGGCGGAAACCTCTTTATCCGCTTGCTCAACGGCTGCATCTGCTGCGGCAACACGTGCCGCCGTGAATGTATTTAACGCATCCAATGCGTATTGCATAGACGTATTAATTGCCTCTTTTTGGTCGTCGTCCAAATTAAGCCCAAACAAACCGTAAATGTCTGTTCCTCGTTCCTCCCCTTTTGACTGCTCAATTTCTTGGTCAATCTTTTTTATTGTGTTTTGAATTGTTTGTACTTCAACATCTGACAATTTATTGGCTGCTTGCTCGTTCAATTCTAATACCTTTTGCAAACGTTCCTTTTCTGCCTGCAAACGGAATTGGGTTTTCCGGGCTTCTGAATTTCTTAATAAATCAAATTCAGATTGCGCCAACGCTTGTTGTTGGTCAAACATCATTAATTGCGTTTGCAAATATTCGTCGGCAATTGCGCTTCCCTTAACGTCAAATCCGGCATTAATTACCCCGGCGTCCTGCTGTTGTCCGGTCGGCTTTTGCTCATTCTGCAACAATGCTGTTTGTCTTTCATTCTCTAACAACTGCATACGCAATTGTCGTTCCTGCTCGCTTCCCTGCTTAACCGCTTGCAAACGTAATTCAATGCTTTCTTTCTGCAATGCCAATTCTTGCAACTGCCGTTCTTGCTCTATTTTCAACAACGCCTCTGTCTGCTGCTGTTCTAACGCCGTAATTGTTGCGTTTATCGCCTGCCGTCCGGTTTCGTTCAAATCCTTTTCGGTCTGTAATTGGTGTTGCAAATCCTCAATCTGTCGGGAATACTGATATTGCGTTTGCTGCCTACGCTTTGCCCATTCGTCGGTTTCCAACTGCAATTGTGCATCCTGCAATTTCCGGGTTGCCTCCAAATTCTTTTTATAAGCCGCTTCAATTTGCTTTGCTTGTCGTTCTGCTGCCTTTTCCGCATCGCTTTTACCCCTTGGCGTTACGGTTGGGTTCTGTGTCGTTACGGGCTTATTGTCTGTTTGTGGCGTCGGGGTATCTCCAACAGAAACCGGGATTGTTAACGGTTTTATTTTCTTTTGCATACCCTCCAAACCCTCTTGGAAATTTTCTGTTATGTCTTTAACTTGGGCTTTAACCAAATTTCCGTACGCTGCCGCATAATCTGCCAATCCTTTTTTTACGTCGTCAAAATCTAACGTAAACGCCCCCTTTAATGCGGTTCCGGTTGCTTTGACTATATCAATAAAGAATCCAAACAAATTTCCCAACGTATCAAATGTTGTTTTGAATCCGGCAACAATCCCATTCCAAATTGCACGTATCAAAACACTTTCATTGTATAACTCAATCAAGTAATTGACAACATCAATAACCCCTTTTATTATCGCCGTCAATCCTTGGTTAACAAAAACTTTTGCCTGCGTTGTCAACGTTTTAAAATTTCCTCCGGTTGCGTCAAACAATCCGGATAATGCGTTTTGCAACTCAATTTGGCTTTGCAATTGTTCCTCCTGCAATTGCGCCAAAACTCCGGCTTTCCCTTTTACTTCATCCATGTTTGTTGAAATATCTTTCAACGTGCGCAAATACTGCAATCCGGCGTCCTCTCCGGGACCCCCGAATATATCTGCAATTGCAGCCCCGACCGTTGCCGCATTATCCGGCAATTCTGCCAATTTTGCGGAAACGTCTTGTATAACATCGAACGTTGTTTTGGTTCCGGTCTGCAAATCTTTTTGAACTTGTTCCGACGAAATACCGATACCGTCCAAAGCCGCCGCCGTCGCCGTCGTCATTTCACGCAAACGCAAATTTGCCTCCTTAATTGCGTCAACGCCTTTGTCCGAAAAGATACCCATTTTGTTTGTTTGGGCTACAATCGCAACAAATTGGTCTGCTGATATTCCAGCCTCTTTGAAATATGCCGGGTATTCTTTCAACGTGTCTAAAAATTCCCCGTTCGCATCGGCTCCGGACAAAAAACCATCCTTAACCAACTGCAATGCCTCATTTGCAGAAATACCAAATTGTTTTGATAATGCGTTTGTTGCAATCAATGTTTCCCGGAAATCTGCGCCGAACGAATCTGCGACGGCTTGCACCTCATTTCTAAACGCTTTCAAATCATCGCCACTTTTCCCGGTAAATTGTTGCGTCAATCTCGTTGCCTCAACTAACCCGGCGTTATAATCGTACCACCATTTAAACGCCGCACCCGCCGCCGCAATTCCGGCAATCGCCAAAAAAACCGGGTTTGAAAGTAATCCCAACAAAGTTTTTCCCAATGCTTTTGCCCCGTCGCCAATAGCTGTAAAAACGGCTTTACTTTCAGCCCCGCCACGTCCTAACGCCAAAAGACTTTCGCCAAATGCGCTATTTAAACCTAACGTTTCTTTTAATTTGTCGCCATACGCAATAATTGCGTCGGACGCCTCCGTATAATTTCCGACGTTCAATTTAAATTCCCCGGTTGCTTCCTGCAAACGTTTCATTTCTTCGTATATTTCTTTGGTTTGTGCAACCAATTTTCGCCCCTCCTCGGTGTTTTCCCGTTCGGCTTTAGTCATGTTGTTTAAATAAATCTTATTCAATGAATATTGCGCCGATAAACGGTTATAACTACCCTCGGCGGATTGATTTATTTTCACAATCAGTTTATTAATTTGGTTCGCTTCCTGCTGTGCCAATTTTAACTCGGCTAACTTTTTGGCGTTCTCGTTTTCTGCAAACGCCAAATCACGTTGCGCACGTGCCAAACGTTCCGCATCGTCTGCGGCTTTTTTGGTTGTCTTTCGCCCGTCCTCCGTGGCTCCGGAAACCTTTTGCAATGTAGCCGCCAATTGAATCGCCTCGGCTTTGATACTTGCCAATGCGTCCGTATATGTGTCTTTTAACTCGGTCAATTGTTTTATCAGTTCCTCAATTGAATTATCCGGGCTGATTAAATCTTTATACTTTATCGGATTATTATCTGCCATAGCAACTATTATTTAAAGTTATTTTCGGGAAACTTCCCCGTATTTCGATTTTCTTTTCTCAAACGTATATTTTTATTATCTGCCGGGAAATAACGCCGGAAATCGCTTTATTTTACGTTTTTCTGTTTTTGGGCTTTTCTCGCTTGTTCTTTTACATACTCAAATGCGTTGTAATATTCCAATACGGTAAATCTTTTCGGGTCAACGTGCAAATTCTGCGACAATATCAAACACATATTTTCAAATTGTTTGTCGTATCGTATTTCTACGCTGTCGGCTCCCGAAAATGATTGCGGATTGAAATACGTTATCAACTCTGCTGTAATTTCGTCAATTCTTTTTGCATCCGTTTCGGTTGCTTCCCCGGCTATGATTGTGCGCAATAAAATAACCGTTCTTTCTTTCAGTTGGTCGAAATACTCTTTTAATGCTGCATCATCAAATAACCGGGGAAAATACAACCGCAATTCTTCATCTATTTTTTTTTTAACCGCTTCCAAATGGGCGGTTAATTCTGCGTTCGGAACATCGGCGAACAAATCAACTATCTTTTGCAATCCGTCGTCTGATAAATCATTGCACGGGTTCCCGTCAATGCTCTTTACTAAAACCGCAAAAGCTAAATACCGGGGCGAAATCTCGGATTGTATGAAATACACATTTTGGCGCATATTCTCTAACTCAACCGCCGCCAACTGCGGGGTTTTGCTGTGTGCATATCTTATTGCCTTTTCTATATGTTTATCGAAATCCGCCAAATCTGAACCAACCCCGGCGTCAACCAAAAGCATTTTGTTATACTTGTGGAAACGCAACATCGGCAATTCGTCTATACTATCATACAATACAACATTATGTTTATTTATAATACATTCTTTCATATTATGCCCTCCTAAAACTATATCCTTTTGCGGTTTTCCTTTCCCCTTTTAAGCATTTACATATATTTTGGTGTGATATACCCAACTTCATACCAGCGATATTTATACTTTCAAATATTTGTATATTATCACCTTTTTTGCATATTATACGACAACTTCTCCCATGTCCTTTTCCACTTTCACAATATCTATAATCTCTTATTTTACAACGCCCTAAACTATCTGAATATTTAATATTTTCAGATTGCGTACACCATTCTAAATTATCAACGTTGTTATTAAGCGGGTTACAATCAATATGATTAACATTAGGCTTTAATTCAGAGTTAATAAGGAAATGCATTGCTACAAGTCTATGAATATAACACCACCGCTTACCATTAGCGTTGTATAATGCTACCGACAAATAACCCTTATTTGTTATTTTAGGTTTTAATATTCTACCTGTTTTATTTTTTACATTACCCATATTGCTAATATAATATGGGTAATCCTTAATTTTTACATATTCTTCATTCATAGCAAAACACGTGTTATCATTGTACTACAAAAGGGAACGCCCAATAATACGGGGTTCCCGGTCAAAATCAGTATAACAACGGACAAAACAACGCCCGCCCACCACGACAAACAGAAATCACAATTAAACATCTTTGCAAAGAAATCGTTCCCGTGAACTTGTACCCATTCAATAACGCCCCATTTGCGCAACAATGAAAGTACAAAAGCCGCCAATAAAGCAACAATTACAATATATAAAATAAATTCTTTCATACTTCTACAATTTACATGTTTCTCCAATACTTAGTTCGCCCTCAAACCGGAATCCGCCATACGGGTGCATCAAAAATTGATTATCTATTTCGTCCAACGAAAAACCCCGGTATATGTTTTCCGCCAATTCATAAACCTTGTTTATTTTGAAACGTCCGTGTTTAAGCCAAAACCCGCCGTTCAACACGTCTAATATTTGGCGTTTAACTTCCTCTTTATTTCGGTTGTTTGCATCATTAAAGATTTTCCGGTAATCAAACCAAAATATAAGGGAAAACGGGGCTTTAATTCCTACCGATACATTTGGTTCCCAACTCACGTCCTGCGGGTCGTCAATCCAAAAGAATGAAAAATTTCCTATGCCCGCATCCGGGGTTACTTCTATATAGTCATTTCCACCTGCATACACATTCGGCGAAAAATACCTTTTCCGGTTCCCATCGTATTTAACCAATCTTTCAGCCCGCCCAAATGCTTTGTCTAACCACGGTAAATTATCAACTAATCCGGTTTGAATGTTTCCAATAATCCGGTCTAATAATTCCGGGTTCGCAATTACCGGGGCTTTGTTATTCGCTGCCATATATCGTTTTTTTTGCCTCTGTTATTAAATCCGGGAAAATATAATGCCATATAAGGATTCTAATATTTTCGTCCGTTAAACCTAAAATTTGGCGTCCATACTTTTTTATTAATTCCTCGGTTTTCCAATCCGCCGCCTTAATTTCAAATTGTTTGTCGCCAACTTCCAAATAAAAGCTACTTTGAAAATCGCCCTCATCCCTTAACGTTACCCGGTTTGTAGGCTGTCCCTTTGCCTCTTTGATTGCAATTGTTACCGGGCTATACGGGGCGTAATCCATGATTGAAACGCCCAAACGGTTAACGCCTTGTTCAAACAATTGTTCCTCGGCGTTCATATCTATTATATACGCCTCGTTGTCCCATATTATTTTTTGCACTAACCGCCCGGACGTTAATTCATCGTTGAACTTAACGACCCGTTTTAATAAGTCGTCAATTTTTCCCATTTACAATTATTCTTTGAAATTATATACAACTTTCATTTGAAATTATATATTAAACTGTTCTGTACCTAACGCCATGATTGTTACAACTCAAACAAATGCGGTCTAATCCTTGCGTATCTAACCGCAAAGCCTCATACGCTTTTTTAAGGTCATAACCCAACCCGCCGGGACGAACCCCGGACGTATTGCCGTCCAACTCATACAGAATATCGGTGCGGCTTGCATTTGACTGATTGCGGTTAACCCTAACGTTGGGATTCATTGCTAACGTTCGCAAACCTATTGCCGTAACCTGCCTTTGAATAACGGTTTGGAACATCTGCCGTTGCGAAATAATAAAGTCGGTCAAATCGCAACCAACCGTTATTTCGCAATTTAGCCCGTAATTGTGGGTATTTGTGTACATAGTATAAGCCACGTCCCATAATTCCGGGTATTGCTCGAATGTTTCCGGGGCGTCAACCTTAAACGGGGAAACCTGCAAATACTTTGTCATTTCTCGCCATGTTTCGACGGAACCAATGTTGCACGTTCCGCACGGCTCCCGGCTCCAATCCTTAGATACGTTTATTGCTTCCATCCCGGCGGGTAATTCGTCTTGATTATAGCAAAGAAACCATGAACCCCCGGCGTTGTTTGCGTCGCTGATATACGGCAAATAACAATCGGTCAACGGGAACCATTGAAAGCCGCCATTTGTAACGGTAAAATCCAAATCGAATGTTTTTACCGGGTCAATCTGCGACGAATGAAATAAATACATTCTTACCTTTCCGGTCGCTCCGGTCATTTGTAGCCCGATTTTCTCAATTTTGGTTGTTACCCCCATACTACGAACCGGAACAATTTCAAATCCTACTAATTTATGGGTATTTTGAATTGTAGCCCGGATTCTGCCGGAACCATCAAAAAACGTTTTTCTTTCCAATAAATTGCGGGTTTCCTTTTCCAACTGCTTAATCTGTGTAAAAGTCTGAACAACGGTTGCAATTCCGTTTAATGTCAGTCTTTCCAAAAAGTCAGAAAAAATGTTGTATGGTCGCCAATACGGGTTTCCGTAATCGTCCCGGCTGTAATCTTCGTTAAAATCGCTCGCCGTCGGTTCCTGCCCGGTATTATCTATTTTAGCAATCCAAAATATATTGTTATGCTTTACTTTTTGCCCGGCTTTATACGGCAAAATCAAATTCCATTCCGGATATTGTAGCCCCCAATCGTCCGGCATTATTGCCTGCATATTATCCAACGTCAAAAGCGGGTGCGCACCTTGAAAGTACAACCCGCTTTCGGTCTGTGTCAAATGTTCATCAATGAATGTTTTCGGGTTGTATGATTGTTCCCAACCTAAGACGTTCAATAATGCTGCTTGTATGTCTTTTATTCGATACATAATGCAAATAAAAAAAGGGACGGGGGAAAACCCCGCCCCCGGTTATACAATCCTTTTACCTTATGTTATGCGCTGGGAAATGCTGCGGCGTTGGTAACATATACAGGCATACCCAAAGGTTCATTTTGGTCACGTGCTGCAATCTGTGCTTTGATAATTGGATTTGCAATTGTACTTGGGTCGCTATTATAAGCCACCAAAAAAGCAACGTCAACGCTAAATCCGAAATACTCCTTAACGGCGCAAGTCAAATCCTCTGTTGCTGCTCCAACGGTTCCGCTTTGGTCGCCAACCGAAGTATAGTAATGTGAACCAACGGGCAAATCAATCATCGGCAAACGTACAACGTCCCATTCATGGAAATTGGCACGTGTACGGCGCAATGCTTCACGGTCAACACGGGTTAACACGCCAATATTTCCATCCTCAACGGCAAAGAATGTTCCGTTCTGTCCGCTTTCGTTAGTTACGTTATTGGTGTAATGGAATTTCTTTCCGGCGTATTCCAATTGTTTGTTTACGTCGTTTGTCGCTCCATGCTGCGCCAACTTGCGAACCAAACTTTCGATTCCGGCGTTGCAAACGATATGCGGCATACGTGGGTAACAATTGGCTCTCATAATTGGGTCAATGTCGCCCAAAATTTCGGTTGCCATTTCCTTTTTAACCTTGATAACGTTACCGGAAAAGTCATAATTCAATTTGTCTTTCAATACCTGCGCTTTCTGTGCTTCCAACGCTGCAATTGCGCCTTTGTCTAACGCATCAGCCAACGCACGTGTATATTTTTCCATTTTACGGTAAAAGTCGTGTTCATACGAAATTTCATTGTTCGTATAAGCCGCCGGGACCATAGTAAAACCGATTGTGTATGTTGCCCACACAACGGTATAAAGTGCGGACGTATTTTCGTCGTCCTCAATTACACATGAACGGACGTTGCCAACGGTAACATCGCCATCGTAATTGATAACCGGGATTTGCACGGTATTACCCATTGAGGCAAACGCCCTTTCCCTCAACTTTGGGTTAATAATGGAATTTGCGGCGTTGGTTTGCTCAATAAAGAAATCTAATGCGCCATACTCACACGGGCGGGTCATATTGCGGTCAAATTCCGGGTTCTGAACTCGCCAATTCTGTAATCTTGTTGCAATTAAACTCATAATGTTTTATTTTAAATTGTTATTAATGCGGGTTTACCCTTTACCCGTGGTTGTTTTATCTCTCCGGCAATGCTGCAATATTGTTGTCTTTCCATGCTTGCGCCATTGCATCCTCAAACTCTTTGGAACCTGCGGTCATTCCCTGCGCCATCAGATTGTTACTAATTGCGTCGTATGCTTCAACACGTGTTTTGCATCCTGCAACGTCAATTACTACGCTACCGCCTGCGCCTCTACCTCCCGGCGGGATTGTTCCGCCTCCCGACTGTTGGCGTCCTTTGTCAATTATTCCCATTGCGTCCAATTCACGGGTTAACAACTCGCCCGGCGTAAATGGGTTTAACTGATTGTTCGGGTTTCTCATAATCGCCCCGGTTTCGTCCTTAAACGCCAAAATTTTGCCGCCTTTGCCATCGTCGATATATTCCGGGTTCATTCCCTTGATTTTATCGTTAGCCTGCTGCAAAATAACCTTTGTTACACTTTCCGGCAAACCTGCCTTAAATTTAAGCCCTGCGGACGCTGTTTGCAATTCGTTGTCTATCTTAATGCCGAACAACTCTTTGGCGTGGTTTTCTTTTTCTGCCTCAAACTTTTTGTTCAACTCTGTATATTGAGTTGTAACGTTTGCCAAATCTGCTTTTGCCTGCTTTAATTGCTTTGCGGTTTCTGCATCTGCTCCACCGTCGGCAATTACTTTTTCCAAACGGGTTTTCTCTTTTGTCAATGTTGCAATCTGTGATTCCAACCCGGTAACGCTTTCCGCTTTTGTCTTAAAATCTCCCAACACACGTTTTGCGTAATCGTATGTTTTTTCAGTTCCGTTTTTCTCAACTCCGGACGCTGCCAAAATATCCGCATCCAAATTGCCGTAAATTTCCCCGGTTTTCTTTGCTATTACACTATTTTCGTCATTCTGTGATAACGTTGTAATTGCGTTAATCTGTTCGTCAGTCAAACCGGACAAAGCCGCATTCGCTACCAAAATTTCTCTTGTTAATGCCATAATATTACCCTTTTATTATTAACTCAAACTAAATACGCTCAACGCTCCGGTATTGCAATCTACCAACGCAACCTTATATGTTGGTGCCTGCGGTGTTGTTACGTCTTTCGACCATGCCAATACCTTTGATTTGTTTGTTACTTTTGCCGTTTCCGGTGTTACTACAATAACATCGTTAATCGTTCCGGCTTCAATACATTCTTTCAATTTCTTTTTTGCGGCTTCGTCTATCGTCGCAATTGGTTTCGTACTTGTAACAATCAAATTGTCCTGCTGTGCAATCTGTGCCATATCTTTATAATTTTTTGGTTTAACTTATTTGTTTGTTTCCGGCGCATCCTGCTTTGCTTCCGGTGTTTCCTTTGATTTTCCCCCCGGCTTTGCCGCCGTTGCCAACAATCCCTCGGCTTTCAGTTCTGCAAGAATTTCGGCTTTCATAGCTTCTTTCATTGCTTTTTTCTCTGCCTCTGCTGCCTCTGCTTTGGCTTTTGCACCGGCTTCGGCTTTCTTCTGTTTTTCTGCCTCCAATTTAGCCTCGTTTTCCTGCAACCATTTGTTCGGGTCGTGCATTACATCAACGGTAAAACCCTGCTTTCTCAAATTGTGCAACCCAAAAGATTCAAAGAACTTTTTGCCGAAAACCTGCATACGTGGTTTTGAAATTCTTTCGCCCGTGTCTTGGTTGAATTTCTTAACCTCAATTCGGCAATGATAACAATCTTCCTCGCCCTTTGGTACGATAAAATTTTCCGGGGTAACGTCTAAAATATTGACGTCTTTAATTTGCCCCTCCTCTGTTCTCACTTGCATACTCGTAAAATTTATTAGTTATTACTTTTATTTTCTCGGAAAATGGTATTTGCGTTCCAAATTCCAAAATATTTGTATTTTCTCGCTCAAATCTGCGAACAAAATTAGCAAAATCCAGTTTTACACGCAATTCCGGTTCGCTAATTATCTGTTGCCCATATAAATTTAATACCTCGGCACGGGTTAAATGTCGGTACGGCTCCAATTCTGCCAACACTAACATACGTTGTAATTGGGTCGAGTCGTTCCGGTACTCCGTTTCGATAATTTGGTTTTGCATTGCGTCCAATTCTGCCTCACTTGCTCCGGCTTCCTTTGCTAACTTGTAACGTTCCCGCAACTCCATTGCATCGTAAATATAAAATTCCGTGCCTAAATTGATTTTTGCAGAAACAAACAAATTGCCGTACCTCAATCGGCAAACCGTTTCATCAACGAATTGTTGCGCCGCCTCAAATCCTTTCTTTACCCGGTTTAAAATTGTGCTTTGGCTCTCAAAATTTGCTTTTATCTGTTGTTCGTTCAATGCGTCTCGTGTTGTTATTTCCTCATTCGTTCCGACAATAGACGTGATAATATTGTTGCGCAATCGCTCTTCCTCGGCAACATTATAATCCAAACTATTACGGTCAACGGTCAACATCTGAACCGGGTTGCGCAAATCCGGTTGTTTGTCGCCATCGGGAACGGGTATTTCAACAAAAGAACCAACCCCGGCAATTCGTTTGTCGCCACATTTCGGGCAACGCTCTAATATCCCGGCTTGGTCTAACTTGTAACGTCCTTGTTTGTCTTTCAAAAACCCGCCGTCGCAATAATCGCCATTTTCTGCGTTGCTGAAATCGCAACTTTGTTCATAGCCGGAATAAATAGGATATGAACCGTACATATCCAAATGCCGTTTTGATATATGATAAAACAGATACCAATCCATGCTTTCCAACTGCTCGGTCAATGGCGACGCCTTAACATCGGGTTCCCTCAAACTTATTGCCTCATTCCAAAAGAAACGGGCGGGGGTATAACCTAAATCGTGGGGGCTGTCAATCAGCAAATCGCCAATATTCCCGTCTTTCTCCGTAAATACCCGGTATCTCTCATCGTCAATTACTGCAATACGTTTGTCGTCCTGCTTGAAAATTATCCATCGCATAACGCCCGTTACCGGGTCTGCATCAAACGTTATTACCTGCTCAATTGGCAACCAATAGAAATACGGACGGGGGTATTTATCGGCGGCGTCTTGCTCCGTTGGCAAATCCACAATTAGAACGCTGTTAATTTCGGTTTTGAAATATTCCCACCCTTTAGAACTCCAAATTTCCGGCTCCCTTAAAACGTTCTGTCTATAATATTCCCAATCGTCCCTTTGTCCGCTCTCCATAAACTGATAATTGAACGCCGGGTTACGACCGTCAAAAATTCGGCTCAACTTATCAAAGCAAATTCCCGTTACCTCGTTGGTCTTAACGGGGTAACGGAAAAGAGTTTTGAAAATTTTAAACTTATCGTCGGGTATAAGGTTTGAAACGAAATTCAGAAAATCCGTTAACGGTTGACTGATATACGGCGCAACAAAGGTTTCGGCGTGAAACTTAATGCGCTGTTGGTGTACAATCGCACGGTTAATCGTCGCCCCTTTCTTTTGCTCCGTAATCTGTTTTTTTATGTCGTTTATACCTAATCCCATAATCTTTGCTAAATTCAAAATTTGAGTTTTCCGGTAACTGCCATCCGCCGTTATTTCCCATCATCAACAAACGTTCGGCGTGCGTTATCTCAAATTCTCGTTTCATATTGTGTTGGGGACAAACCAATAAAACTTTTGTTGTCTTTGTCATAGCCTCGTTCTTTTCTTTTGTTTTACCATAGACTTAACGTAATTTACTGAATACTCATTTGTTGAATGAATAACAACCGCAAAGTCATTTGAAAAATCAATTGAAAAATCCCCTAACGTTACTATGCTCCCGCCTTTAAATCAGTTAACGGGTTGAAATCCTCCGGCGCAATAATTGCCAAATCGTCCGACCAATTCGGCAAAAAAACCCATTGAATGTTGTTACTATCCGGTGCCTCATATCCGCCCAACGTTTTATCTCCGATAAACAAAGAACGTATTGGAATCGGATAATGGGTTGTTGCTGTTTTTGCGTCTTGAATTGCTCCAATTGCGCCGTTTTCGTCAAACAGATAAACGCCCAAATTGTCGCTCCAACTTTCGCACTGCAATTCTTTCAAAGCCTTGATAATTTTCTGTGGCAACTTTCGCATAACCCCGGTAAATGGCGTTGGCTCACGTCCCACAATTTCCTCAACGCCCCCCAATGTTTCGTTACCACCTCCAAACGTTCTTGGTGCGCCTGCTTCCGCTGTCGGGGCTTGAATGTATGGGGAAATAACAATCTTTGTATCATCGTCAGCCGCCAACAACGGCGTCCACGACGCTTTTTTTTCAATACCTACATCGGTTTTAAATGAATTTTTTTCTCCGGTGCTTTTGTACAATCTTTGAAATGCTATTTTCTGAATCTGCCCAAAACTTTCCGGGCAATTACTTACGGGAATATCGGGCAAAGCCGCACCCGCCGGACACTTACAAATCATAATCCTAAAATTTTAATGTTTAAAACTCGTTTTACTATCTCCGGGGCTAACCCTTTACCCCATTTATCTTTTGCAAAGTTATAATATTTTTTCCGTTAAACTCTCTTGCGTATATGAAATAAATTGTTAGTTACGACGTTTAACGCCCCTTGTTGCTTGGCTGTATGGTCGTGTATCGCCGTCCGCCAACTCTTTTTCGTATATTCCGGTCAATCCGTCCTCCGGGTCGTCATGGGCATTTGCCGGGAAATCTCTCAAAAATCCGGTTAAATGTTCGTGAATCTTTGGAAAACGTTCCTCCCAACCAATCGGCATTATAATTTGTGCGTTTACCATTGCTGAATTTGTTATAATGCGGCTTTCCTTGTTTGCCCCTTGATAAAATGGTTCTGAAACTGCTTTTATCTTTTTCCTTATAACCTTTTCAAAGCCGGAACCGCCGTTGTTGCTTTCAATCCATGTTTTTTGCGTTCCGCAACGGTTAATCATATCCGGTACGGTAACGGCTGTTATTTCCGTGTTTTCCTGCGTAAATACCATGTCAGTAATTAGCGCATACAATATCGGTTCAAATCTTTTCTTTTGCTCGTTCCACGCCTCATTACCGGATTTATAAACGTCATAACACGCCGAAAATGTAAAGTCGTCGCCCTCGTCTGCAACGTCGGTATAATTTCCGCTACGTATGTACGTCCCCCATTCTGATTTGTCAACGTATGTTCGGAACGGGTTCCGGTACAATTTACCCTCGGCGTTACCGGGGTTCCCTTGATACAAACATTGAAATTGTACCGGGTCTAATGCTCGTTGCCCCTCCAATTTCGCCCGGCTGTGCCGTCTGTCCCATAATGCCGCCCCCGGTTCCCGTGAGTCAATCTCTGTTGGCTCCCCGGTTTTCAATCCCTCAAAGTTAATGCGTACCCATGCGCCCGCCGGAATGTTCTTTACATCGTCCCAACTTTTAATATCAATAACCGTTTCCCCGCTTTTCTCTATGCGTCCAATCAAATCATCATCATGCCAACGGGTAAATACAATCAGTTCTTGCGAATCGTTATGTAAACGGGTACGTACAACGGTCGTGTACCATTTCCACGCCGCATTGCGTACAATGGGGCTGTTACCCTCTGCGTAATCCTTGTAAACATCATCCAATATTGATACATCAACGGTTTTTGACGTCAAAGAACCGCCACGACCGACAACACGCAACGAACCCTTATGCCCGACCATTTCGATAACGTCAGAATTTCGTAAATAGGTGTTTGCCATTGTAACGACGTTTGAACCATTCAAAAACGTTTCCGGGAACAATTCCCGGTAACTTGGGGTATCAATTATCCTTTGCACATCACGGTTAAAATCTCTCGCAATGGTTGCCGCATACGACCCGATACAAATCTTTTTGTTAGGGTCTAAACCCAACATGAAAGCGGGTAACTTTCGGCTTGAACCCTCGCTTTTCCCATGTTGGGGCGGCATTTGTACAATCATCTTTCTTATTTTGCCGTATGCGAACATATCCAACAACGTATAATAAACGACGTGAAACGGTTCCAATGCTAAATCCGGTTGCATATACCGGGCAAAGTTTAACAACCTATGGCGTGACGCCTCTTTGACTATCTCGCCGGGGTTATTTTTCAATGCTGCATACATTTTCAACAACTGCTCATTATCCATATTTTACAAATTGATAGTTTTTATATGGTTTTGCTTACTCTCTTTTTTATCCGTTGTGGGTTCGTGACAACGAAAACATTTTGCATCTTATTTTCTCGCTTTTGGTTTCCATTTGTCACACGCTTTTTCCGAACGAATCATTTTACGGTTGGTTACAAACGGGCAATTCAGACAAATAGGCTTTCCGTTTGTATCTAAATTTGAATGTTCATAATAAAATGAACCCCAACCACACTCCCCGCACGTGTGTACGGGCTGCGGTTCGTCCTTTTTCTTGATATTATTCTTTATTGTCCGTGCCATCGTCGTTTACTCCTTTCTCTGCCAATATCTTTTTATACTCTGCTGATTGTAATTTGTCAGCAACCGCAAACAATAAATCCTCCGGAATTGCTGATACATCATATTGCGGTGCATCTCCGTTTATGCTTTTTTCTATTCCCGGAATCTCAACTTTAATTGGTGCATCAAATCCCAACATCTTTGCCCGGCGTTGCTGCACATTCAAAAGCAAATCCAAAAACCGGGGGTTCCCGGCGGACGTTTCCGTTGTGGTTTCCTCATACCCGTAATATTCCGGGTTGTCGCCATCCTCTAAAACTTTACGGGGCTTTGCGTTCTGTCTGTTTTTCTCTCGCAATTTCCCGGTCTTGGAACGCTCCCACGCCTCCCACAATTCAACCTCCATTTTATCCAACTTTCGCAATTCCTGCGTAACGTAATCGTCTATATTTTCCATGCGCTCACGTTTCCACTCAATAAGCAATTGTTGCATATCCCAATAAACCATTTGTTTACTGATTGTGTAACCGACGCCACGCCGGGCGTTTTCTTCATTAAGTCTTTCGGAAATCTCTTTGTACGTGTAACCACGCAAAAACAGATTTGAGCAAAACGACAAATCAAATTCCCTTTGGTCTTTCGTTCGCTTGCACATCTTTGGGCGTCCGCCCCTTTGTCTTTTACTTGCTTCCATTTTCCAACCTTTTTATAACGGCTAAATCTTTTGCTTTCCTCTCAAACGTCGTTTTCCCTTTGCTTGTTATTTTCGGGGGAATTTTCGTTTTAAGCGGGTTTTGTTTGTTACTTGATGCTTTTATTGTCTTTTGAATTATCGTCGTTCTATGGGGCTAATTTTAGCCCGTTTTGCTTTCCGTCTATATGCGGCAAAGCCCCGGTTGAAATTCCGGGGCGTTTTTTGCTTGTTAAACCGTTGTTGGCTCTTTCAGTTTATCCAACGTCGCAATAACTCTTTGTTGTTCCTGCTGGGTTGTCTTAATCTCCAAATACCGACCGTTCGGGAAAATGATTTGTACGCCCGTCGGGTTTGTCGGGTTGCTTATCGGTGCGTATGCGCTGATAATGTCCGGCGCAATCCTCACGTCGCCCACATGGATAAACAAACGCTTTTTCTTTTTACTTTCCATATACTTTGTTTTTAAGTTATGTTTCTTTCTGCTCGCTTGGAAAATCTACCGTCAACAATACGGGTTGCAATGGTTGGTTAAACGTCAGCATTGACAAATGTATTGTTCCGGTTTCTTTCACTCTCTCCAATTCCTCCGGGGATAACTGCCATTTGGTAATTATAAGCCCCTGCGGGTCGTTGGGAACTTTCATTGCGGGCAACGGAATGTATTCCGGTTGGTCTTTCGCAAATACTACGTTCACGCCGGGAAACTCAACGGGTTTCATTTCCGCCCTCCTTTCTTGGTTTCTTTCTGAATTTACGTTTCTTTCCCGGTTTCTCAATACGGTGTATCTCAACACGTGCGCCCAATGCCGTTTCCAAAACTTCGGCGACGTCTTTTACTTCCTGCGGAATATCTTCCAATTTCTTTGGCAACGTTGCCTTGTATGCCGTCTTTACAAAATCAAAAATCGCCTTTCTTTCTTCTTCGTCGTTTGTCTTTCTCATTCGCTGAATCAGATTTGAAATTGGCTGTTTATTCATAAAGTCAGCACATTTGAAACGGTCTTTGCAAATGCTGCAATCTTCCGGGTAATTACGTTTTGCGTCCTTTGCCTTTTTTTCATCAGCCTTTCGGAACCCGTGCCAATTGTCCCTCCGTGCGGACGCTTCGGCGAAATTCTCCATTGCTTCAACTGCGACTTTCGCCAATATGTAATCCGGGGTATCGTTAAAATGCGCCTCCAAAGAATTACGGTTGATAACCTCGGCAATCTCTTTCAAAAATTTTTCTCTTTTGTTCATCGCTTTATTGATTTTTAGGTTTGTACTCTTGGCACGGCATAACGCCGCACGATTGTTCGCATTTGAACGCCTCGCAATAACCGTTCCCGTTGACATCCTCGTTTGTAAAGTTGGCGCATTCCCGCATCCCTTATCGCCGGGTTCTTTCGGTACGCTTACGCCTTTCGGCTCAAACTCCCGGTTAAACTCTCTTTCCGGGCGGGTTGTCAATCGTCCGTCCGGTTCCCGGACAATGTAGTACGTTTCCGGGGCGTCAATGAAAATGCCGTTGCCGTCCGGGAACGAATAAACCGCCCGCCCGTTTGGGGTTCTCGGTATCGTCATGGTTCCGCCTCCGGTAAATCTCAACAGGTCGTCCAAATTGTCCCGGCGTACCTGTATTGCGTCAACTTCTAACAACGTGCGGCAATATCGGGTTCCCGCCGTGGCGTCCGGCTCAACTAACCGGGTGCGGATTTGTTCCGGGTATTCCGTCGGGTCGTACTCGACGTTGAAAACAACGGCGGCGTCTAACGTGTGGGTAACTAACAAGCGTTTCCCCAATCGTCCGGCGACTGCCTGTTTTAGTGCTTCAATTGCGTTTCCCTGTATCTCGGTTGTGTCAACCGTGATTTCGTAACGGTCGGGTTTTTCCTCGACCTCCGGTTGGCTTTTGGCAATATCGCCAATCATAACCAACAATTCCGCATCAAACGGGTTTAACTTACTTTCTGTCATGCTCTAATTTTTTATTCGTTCTTACTGTTTTCGGATATGCCAACCGCCAAAATATCGTTTTTCGGTCGGTTCTGTTGTACTTATCGCATTGCCTACCTATTCCGGGGCAATCTTCCCTTTGGATTTTGCAGCGAACGCAACGTTGCGTAAATATTGCGGGGTTGTTGTTGGCTAATCGTGCATCCGCTGCCGTCCATATCTCGGCAATCAATACCATACCCCGGTAAACGCAACGTTCGCCGGGGTTGTACTCTCTGTTTGGGTCGAACGGTTCGGGTTGCTTAACTCTCATTCTTTGCCCGCTTCGTTTACATAGCCAAACAATGCGTCCAAATCGTCCTTTGCGCCTTTTACGCAAATTCGTACCCTATCGCCCCCGGCTAATGCGGTTTCGACAATCTCACAATTATACCGGGGGGCGTTTATCTGTATCATTGCCGCCGTGGTATTCGTTACAAACTCGTTTCTTTCTTCCATGCTCTCGGATTTTTGAAGTAAATTAAATACCTCCGTTGGTTCGTTCTCGCTTTGACACGCCCCCAACAAAAGCGTTGCCAAAGATAACAATAAAATCTTTGCTTTCATCGTTTTACCTTTCTTTTAATCCATATAAACCGTATGCCAATGCCGACAAACAATATTTTCGCCTCAATATCAACATAACGGTCGTAACCGTTTATTGCATCAATGGATACCCCAAATTGCCAACTATGATATTGCCAATACTCATGGGCGTAAACAGATACGCCAACCCGTCCGATATGAAACCCAATTTGCGCCGTATGTACGTCGCCATTGTTGCGGATAATTCCAACCTGTTTTTTACTCATATCTCCAAATATATTTTTTATAATGTTTTAAACGTCCCTTACAGCAACTAATAATATTTCCATGATTAAAACCGCATCTTTGCGCATCATGTATGCAATCCCATTTCTTTATAAAATTACCCTCTAAATCATATTGATAAACGGGTTTTGCATTGTGATTATCTTTTCCGGTTTTCTTAAACCATGTATTTACTTTCTTCATGGTTTCACGTTTATTATTAATTGCTTTTTGATAATTCAAATTTTGCTTTCTCGTACACCAACGTAAATTAGTCGCATCGTTATTGGCTCGGTTGCCGTCGATATGGTCTATTTCCGGCAAATTGTCCGGGTTCGGAATAAAAGCCGCCGCAACTAATCTATGAACGAAATATGTTTTGTTTTTACCATTATCTGATAGTATTACCCGCATATATCCGTTTTTACTAATAGATTGCTTTCGTATCGCACTTTTACCCGTTCCCCGATAATTTACAGACTTTATATTACCTTTGTCTGAAACTTCATAATTAGCGTTTATAAACTTCCAATTTTCCATCTTTTTTTTTGCAAAGATAATATTAAACCATAATACAACAAACTAATACGTTCTTTTATTTTATTGTATGCCTCTTTATCCAATACCATAACTTTAGGATATTCGACAATACAACCTTTTGTATATACGAGATTATAGATACCCAATTGCCCCTTAACCGGAAATTCAATAACCCGGCGGGGGTTGCGCATCAACCACCCGTACCCCTTTGTTATTTTCGCCCTCTTTTCCTTTGGAATCCGGGTGTTTTCCCAATCCTCCGGGGTAAAATCTTTAATCGGTTTTATGTCGTACAATTCGACCAACCCCAATGTTACGCCGCTTTCCATACCGGGATAAACCGGGGACGCTGCGGAACAAATCAGAATGTCGCCACGATACAACGTTTTCTTGCTTCTAACTTCAATTGATTTTACCCCAAATATAACGTCGTTTTCGTCCTTGTAAGCCGCCGTAACCAAATCGTTTGCGTATGGCTGTTTAACGGTCAAAGCACGCCAACGGTCGTGTTTTTCGGGGTTATATTCTTTATTGCTGTACTGCATATCTGATTATTTCAATAATTACTACCAAAACAAATACTATCAGTGTTTTACAACTGATTGTATTAATATCAATTGTTTCTCTGTTCCTCATGCTCTTTATTATTCCCGGCGGGTTCCTTGTAATGCGCAAAACCAATTGGTCTTATCGGTTCCGGCTCCGGTAACGGCTGCGCCCTCCTTATGTATTCAAAGGGAACAATAACCGTTCGTCCTTTTGTCCGGGTTCCTATTAATCGGGAACCCTCCGGGATTTGAATTTTAATTTCGTTTCTCATTCTCAAAATGGTAAATCATCCTGCGGGCTTGGTGGCGGTGGTGTTGGTGCGCCTCCCTGCTGCGTTGTTTGTCCGTCTTTCTTTGGCGTCAACATTTCCATATCATACCCGTAAACCTCAGTAATGAAATGTTTAACCCCGTTGTTGTCCTCATAACTTCGGGTTCTCAATTCGCCCTCAATATATAGTTTATCGCCCTTTTTTACATACTGTTCAGCAACCTTTGCCAAACCGTTTGATAATACGATATTGTGCCACTCTGTGCGTTCCGGTATTTCCCGACCGTCTTTTGTCTTAAATCCTCTTTTAGTTGTTGCCAACGGGAATTGTGCGACAACTCCGCCATTATCGAATGTCTTAACTTCGGGGTCTTTCCCGGTATGTCCCATTAAAATAACTTTGTTTACACTCATACGAATAATGCTTTAATTATCCAACTAATAATACAATACAACGCCCATATATACGACGCAACCGTTAACGCTATGAATGCATAAAATACAACTTTATATCCGTTTTCTGATTTGATTTTCATACTACTTAAATTTTACGCAATCCAACAAATATTGTTTCTTATTATCCGACCATCCGGCGGCATGGTTTATCGCTTTTCGGTCGTCGTCGTGTACGAACTCACAAACCCAACCGCCGACGCTTGATTTTTGAACTAATCGAACCAATTTACCAACAATGAAAGAACGCAATTTGTAATAACCTGAATTTTCGCCAACAAACAAAACCCGTCTTTCTGCATTTATTTCGGGCAGATTTTCGATTTGCGGGCGTTTCTCCCTTTCCGGGTATGTTTGTACCCGTCTGAAATCTTTTTTGATTGAACGGCGGGAAATTGCCCCGTAATCGGGTTGCCTCTTTTTGATTCTCATTTTTTATATCTCCATTTATAACCCTTATGCAAATTTCCTTTCCCTTTACATACCTTACAAATTGCCGTTGCCGAAAAATTGCCTTTTCGGGCGGCTTCTTGTATGCTAACAAATACATTTACAACAATACCGTTTTTTATTTGCTCAACCGCTTTTTCGTGGTGCGGTTTCGCTTTTTTTCCAATCCATTTAGATTTTGTTATTGGGTTATTCTGATTTTCTTTAACCGTAACCCAACGCAAATTATCTGCATGGTTATTGGCTCGGTCGCCGTCGATATGGTCGATACATGGTTTGTTTTCCGGGTTCGGAATGAAAGCCGCCGCAACTAATCTATGAACACGGAACATTTTCCCGGTTCCATTTTTCCATAAACTAATTATTTTATATCCTTTCAAATATCCGCCTTTCATTAGAAACGCATCCTTTTTTAAGGAACGAACATTGCCATAATTAGAAATTTGATAATGTCCTTTGTAACCCTCAATATCTTTCCAAATTTGCATACTCATTTTTCATTAATTCAATCATTCTCATATTGCCGGAATATATACGCATTTTCGTTTTATCCCCATTCTCCCAACATGAATGATGTTCAAAACATAGTATATTTATATTTCTTGCATCATGCGCCATTTCGGGAAACGCTCCACGGGTCAATATATGCGAACAATAAACGGCGGAATAATTCCGTAACGGCTTTAAACATTCCTCGCATCTGTGCGGCTTATGCTCCCAAACCCACCGGAAAAACCGTTGGTTGGCAACGGGAATGTCGCCACGTCCTAAAACGCAATTCCCGAACAATTCCCGTTGGATTTCGACACGCAACCGAATATCCATTGTAAACCGCTTGTAATCCAATAGGGGGCAAAACCCACTATCGGTTACAAATTGGTATTCTTCCCGGTCTGTTAGCAATATCGGCTCCATTGCTTACATATCCGCCGTTTCGTCCTCCGGGTCGTCCTCGTTAGCCGGGTCGCCGACCTCCGGGAACAATCCGTCCTCCTTTTCCGGCTCTGCGACCAAACCCGGTGCGGGTTCGCCGTCAGCCCCGAACAATTCCAATTGCGCTTTTTTGCCTTTGAACAAAAATGCGTAAACCTCGTTTTCAATGTCCGCAACGATTGCTTCCAATTCCTCCTCAAAACCGAACGTTTCGGTATTGAATTTCAGACGGGGCGAATTTATCGCCGTCTTTTGGTTGTTGAATACCGTGAACAATCCCGTAAGGACAACCCCAACGTTGTCGTCTTGACCGGAAAAGGACACGCCCCGAACCTCTATGTTTTTCAACATTTCGTCGGCAAAATCCCGTGATAACTCGCTTTGCTTTTTGGTTGCTTTGAAATCGGACGTTTCAACCATTGAAAGAAAGGACGTAATATTAAAAATCCGTCCCATGATTGGGCGCAAACGGTCGAAACAATCCCGCAAATCCGGGTGTATGTCCTTTGCACTTTCGACGTGGTATTTGTTCGTGTAACTCTCATTACCGATTGTTTCGGTAACTTCATAATGTACGTCTAACCCGCCGTCCTTTAATGTCTTGACTTTCGACAATGCAAACGCCTTTTCGCTTGGTATCAACATAACGTTTGCGGCTTTTTTTTCTTCGCTCATTTTTTAATTATTTGATTGTTACCGGGAATACGCCCGGAACGGTTTTATAACTTAAAATTCTGTTTCGTCCAATAATTCCTGTGTCTTACTATTCGACGGAACCGCCGGACGTTCCGGTTCCGGGGTTGGTTCCGGGACGGGTTCCCCGGTTCCGATTGGTTCCGTTACCGGGTTGGGGTCGTGGAACTCAATATTGCGCCCGCCTTTGGGCTTTTCCGGCTCAAATTGGGCTTTGAGTTGTTCCGCCGGGTATTCCTTTTGCGCTAACTCAATAATCCCCAAATTAACCAATTCCGGGACGCAACGGCGCAACGCCCTTATGTCCTCTAATGCGTCATGCGCCGGGAATGTTTCGCCGGGGAATAACTTACTATATAATTCCTCTAATTTGGGATATTTTCCCGGTCGCCCGTTTGAATACAATGCGCCGACAAATTTAATAGTTTTCATCATTGTATCAATGCGCTTTCCCTTGTGCAATGCGTCCTCGGCTTTGGCGTCGTAATACTCTTTGCCGCAATAACGCAAAATGTTCGCTTTCAACATCGACGTATCGAAATAAATGTTGTGCGCACATACAAGCGGTGCGGCGGCGGCATCCGTCAAAAATTCGTCGATAACCTCGGCAAACGGTACACCCTCGGCAATTGCCCGTTCGATCGTTATTCCGTGTATTGCGGTTGTTCCCGGCGGTATCTCGTAATTGTCCGGCTTAATTATAAAACTGCGTTCTTTGTCGCCGAACGCCCACGCCAATTGTACGACGTGCGGGAATTGGTTAAAATCCGCATCCCATTTCAAACCCTTTGCGGGTACTCCTGTTGTTTCGCAATCGAAAAAACAAATGTCTTTTAATTCAAATTTCATACTCTCGTTACTTTTTTATTCGTTAAATAATCGTTTTTGCCCGTCGTCGTTGGGCGTTTGCTCAACATATTTTGCCCGTGTAATCCAAACGCACCCGCAACGCAAACACTTTATCCGGCTGTAATGCTTTGGCGTGTATTCGTGGCGAATAATCCGCCAACCCGCCAACGGGTAATTCTTACGCTTTCCGTTACACTTGCAAAACATACCTTACAACGTTCGGGGGTCGTCAATATACGTGTTGTATTCCTCGGCGGCAATCTGTTTGAGTGTTTCGATATGCTCGATTAACTCGGCGTTCGACAATTCCGCCACGGTGCGCAATTCGTGGGAATATTTCCCGGTTTCCTCGTTGACCCGCTCGACGTACATAATTGGGGAAAACTCCCGCAACCTCCGTTCCGTTTGTTCCTCCGTAAGACGTTCGCCCGTCTCCCAAATGGCGTGTCGGAACGTGGGTACAACATAGTTGAAATAATAGCCTTTCAAAGCCTCGGACGAACCGGGCGACGCAACAATAAACCGGGCAATTATCCGGGAACCTTTCCAACCCTTGAAAAATTCGTTTAATTCGCCCATGTACATTGCCAACCCGCCGTTATTATTTATCGTCCCCGTTGCCGTTATTTCTCGCTTTCTCATCGTCGATTAACTTTTGCATTGTGATATTAAACGCTGTCATTCCAACCGCACGGATAAACGCCCGTTCGCTCGACGAATACCCGGTTGCGACCTTATCCAAAACTTTTGCGAAAAGAATAACGAAATTTCCCGGTTCCCAATGCCCGGTATTGTGCATACGGTCGATAACGTGCGCCCGCAACCTCGTATTATTCCGGGTCGCATCCTTACGGGCTTTCTCCCGGTCGTTCCAAAGGCTCGTTAATTGGCGTTTCACGTTCTCAAAAAACAACGGCATTTTCAACACGTCCGCAATTGTCATTTCTTTAACTTCCATATTGTTTTGTTTAAGGGACGCCGGGGAACCGACGCCCCGGTTAATTACTCGGTTTCGCTGTATTCCTCAATAATTAAATCGTCCTGTCCTCGCTTGACTTCCTCTATAAATCCTTGATACCCTTCTTTCCGGGCTAATTCGATAAGGGATTGCAGACGTTTTGCGCCCAAACTTTCGCCCCTCGCAATGCGGAATACCTTAACGGTCGGATTGCTTGCGATAATCAATTTTGCGGCAACCTCCATTATCTGACTATCCGACACTTTCCCGGCGACAAACGGCACACCGTTTAACTCCAACCCGTCGTCCGTGAACGTCAACCCGGCAATCGGCAATTCCGATTTCGCAATAAGGGTTTCCCGCTCTTTGAGCAAATCCGACAACTTTTTTTCGTGGGTTTGGGCGACCTTTTCGGCGGCGTCCTTTTGCTTTTTCTTCGTCAGATAGTCCACAACCAACGCATTGATTTTGTTGTGTTCCTCGGCTTGTTTGAGGCGTTCGGCTGTATCCAAATTCTCCGGGTTGTTGTCCTCGTACTTTGCCAACCATGCGGCGGCGTTGTTCTTGCGGGTTTCGTAATCGGCTTTATCCGTTTGGATTTGCGCCAATGTTTCGTCGTATTTGTCGGCGGCGGCTTTCGCATCGGCTTTGCTCTTTTTCTTTGCCGCTTCAAATACCTTTTTTGCCTCGGCAACAATCCGGTCGTATTCGGCTTGGGCTTCCGCCTCATACTTTATTGCGGCGTCAATCTCTGTATTCTTGGTTTCCTCGGCGGCTTTGATACGACCGGGGATTGCCTCCAATTGTTCCGTCCGGGTTTGCAATGCGGTACGCACGGTTTTCGCTTTCTCAATCAACCGGGCGTTCTCGTTTTGTTCCTCCATTAAATCGGCAATGTCGATTTTCTCGGCATACGTTTTGACGTCGCCCGGTTTCAACTGCTTTTCGGCGGCGGCGCAAATGGTCGTGTACGTCTTGACCTCGGCGTTGGCGTCCTTTCTTTTCTCCTTAACGGTCATAACCTCGGCGTCAATCTCGGCAATACGTTTTTGCACATTCTCCGGCAACAATGCCCGGACGTATTGCACTTGCTTTCGGCGACCCTCGGCGGTTTCAGACCACCGGGAAAACTCCACGGCGTCAAAATCCGTATATCCGAATACCTTTTGCAACATACTTACGTTATCCGACCGCATCCCGGTTGTTTTCTGTTTGATTGATAACGTACCACGGGGGTTGGCTTTGGTAAACCGCAATTCAACGTCGTATTCCTCGCCGTCGTCGCCGACAACCATTTTGGCAAACCCTTTGTCCTCGCCATTACGCAACACGGCGTCCCGGTTCCCGGTCAACAACGCCCCGATTGCCTTTAATAGCGTGGATTTTCCTAACTCATTGTCCCCGGTAATGAAATATACATTACCCTCAAAATCTGCGTTGAACTCCTTAATTACTTGGAAATTCGACAACTCTATTTTTTTGATAATCATTTTATCGCTCTTTTTATGCCGGGGTTGCCCCCGGCGGTTACTACTTATTTGTTTGTTAATATCATTCTTTGGTGTATCATGCTTTGCACCTTGTTAAGCGCATCCCGGTTGGCGTCAACCTCCGACCGGGTGCAATCGGCAATAAAGTTTTCCAAACGCTTATACAGGTCGTCCAACTCTTTTGCCGTCATTGCATGGCGAACGGCTCCCAATTCGTCCTTATCCATTTTTGCAAACTCGTTTAAGGGTTTCCAAATCGCAACGTTTGGGGTCGTCGGCGTTCTTTGTCGCATCAATTAACGGCATATCATTTGTTTTTGCCGTCCAACTTTTACCCGTAACGGGCGACGTGTAAGTTACTTTGTAATGTCCGTACCCGGCAAACTCAAACCGGAAATCGCTGATTGTTGTTTTCGCTCTCATTGCTTTTATTTTTTTAGCATTACCGGGAAAACGCCAGTTCGTTGTTATTTCATGCCACAAAAATACGGTAAATATTTTAATTACCAAAATTTTTATCTTTTATTTTGTATTTGCGGCAAAAAAATATTCCCGATACGGCGTAATGTCGTACCGGGAACAATCAAAACAATTTCATTTGTGTATCGGTCAATACAGCAACGACCGCATCAACTTTGCGCTCCCAACTTTCTAACGTTGCCAATTTCTCCGGGGTTGGGTTCCGTTTGTAACGTCTTTGGCTATGCCTCATCTGTTTTATAGCATTTATAAAATCAGTATATGTAACCATTTCCTGATATTTAAAAACATATCCACCAGCTTTCCCCCTTTGACCTTTTAGGCATTTTGAAATACTAGTTCTATCGACCCCCAATATAATAGATGCCTCTATTATTGAATTAAAATACACATTAATTTCGCCACTTATTGCAACTATTTTTTTTTCATTATGTGATTTTCTGTTTTCTATACTTCTCTTTTTTGTGATAATATTATTCGCGTTTTCTACTGGTGTAACCCAACGCAAATTTGAAACATAATTATTCCTCTTATTGCCGTCGATATGGTCAACACATGGTTTGTTGTCCGGGTTCGGAATGAAAGCGACCGCAACTAATCTATGTATTAATTTTGTAACATATTTATTACCGATACGTATATTAACCTGTTCATATCCATTAGAATGGATACATTTTTTTAGAAAGTTATTATCATGCTTTATATTCCCAAAATTTGATATGTAATACGATGGAAATATTTCTTTATATTCTTCAAATTCTAATCCCATAATCTATTATGTAAATAATTCGGTAAATTACTTTTTATCCAATCCATATTGTTAGCTAACATATAACGTCCAAAGTGCATTATCAAAGTTGCATCGCATGAATACATAGTTTGTTTTATCTCTGGATATAGTGATTGTGCTATATCTTTATATCTTTTTTTTCTGTCTTTTTTATCTTCATTTTTTATTCTTATCCTTAGTTTTTGCTGCCACGAAATAGGGGCTATTAGAACAAACGGTATTTCGGCGACGGTTATAATGGCTTTCAATTGCTCAAAGTTTGCAAGCATTTTTTGTATGCGGTACAATTTACCCATATTTACGCCATCGGCACCAAGCGTTACATCATCCGGGCGCACGCTCAATTTTTCCAAAAAGACAATTGGCGAACAAATGGTTTTCAGATATTCCAAATAATTACGCAAATCTGTTAAATCCTTTGGCATTTGTATTGCCTTGATATTTTGATTTGGTCGCCATGTTACAATACCGCCATTGCTTCCCGGGTCAATTCCCACTACTGCTGAAATTCTTATATTTTTTTCCATATATAACCTCCCGCTTTTGTAAAATAACCTATTACGCCAATTATAAAGCAAACAATAAATAATTTCATTTTTTTACAATCCTAATTCAATAACTAATATTTCAAATCTCCATGCTTCGATAAATCCTGCTTGTTTTATAAAATCATCTTTTACATAAATAATTTTATCTGACAAACATCTATAATCCTCGCATTTACTTAAATCCATTCCACAAACAAACATATTCCATGCCTGCATATCCATTTCGTTTTTTAGGATTATTTCGCACGCTTCTTTATTGTTTTCGGTATTTAATGCTTTTGCTAATTGTACTTTTATTTCCCATTCCATGTGTCATCCTCTAATATTAAATCATTATGTATTCTCATGATATTTATAATATCAACTTTATGTCTAACAACTTTTAAATCCTTAGAAACTGCATTTGTTGCTTGTTGGTATAAAGTAGAATTTTTCACATAATCCTCTTCAGTTCTGTATAAAAGATTATATTCTTCTCTAAATTTTACTCCTTCAACTTTAAATACAACAGAGAATAATCCACTTTTTAGCATACTTGAAATTTCATATAGTTATCAACTTGCATTTCCTCGGCAATCATCCGGTCAAATGCTTTTATAATCTCTTTTTTCCGGGCAACCTCAAACGCCGCAAAATCAATTTCCGGGCTTTCGGTTCCTTTCCGGCGAACTTGAAACGCCGTATATTGGTTTATCATTCCACGGGCTACACGCTGCATATACCGGGCAAACGCTTCTTTGCGGTCGTCCTCTTTAACTTGTACATCATCAGCCAACCCGCATTTTTGCAACCATTCATACAAAAACATATCATCAGTTAGCCCCAATATTAATTTCCCGGTGTATTTGTAGCAAAGGAAAATATAACGGTTCCGCCATTGTCTTTGTATCTCAAATTGACGTATTTGCTGCGGCGTCAATTCCTTTTTCGGCTCCGGCAACGCCTTATACGCTTTATGTATAACCCCGTTTTGTTTCCGGCGGTATGCGTTCAATATCTTTGCGAAATAATCGGCGTTAAACTGTTGGTAATGCTTTTTGTCCGGGTTGCCTTGACTGTCTTTCGGCAAATAGTCGTCCAATTCCCCGGTTGTCGCCAACTCAAATGCCAACTTAATATCCGCCAATGTCATTTGCGAATAGTATTTTTTGAGTATATCCAACAACCGGGTACAAATGTACGCCCAATCTTCCGGATTGGTCGGGATTATATACCCGACGTCCATTGCAATAAACCGGAACATTTGCCCGGTTTTGTCAATCAACGTTCCGTCGTCAATATCGGCAATTTGCATTTTCGTTGAGGCGGCGAAAATGTACTTTTCGACCCCGGATAACGATTTGGCAACCTCCGGTAATTGCAATATTTGTCGGCGTATGTCGATTGCTTTTGTACCGGGCGTTGGGTTGTATATCGCCAACGCCACGGATTGCGTATTTACTGTTTCCGGCAAATTTTCCATAATCAATAATCGTTGTTAAGAAATTCCATTGCGCCCGCTACGTTCAACTGTTTTTGCGGGGCTTGGTATTCCGGTTTCAAATGCAATTTCTTTTTCTCAATGTCGCCCCGGATAAAATTGCGTACCGTCGCAATCCAACCCGTGCGGGTTCGCTTAACTCCCTGTTTGGTTTCCGACCAATCGGCGACCGTGTGGAAATAATAAATCAAATCGACCTTTTCAAATTCCGGCGTCGCAAACAGTTTTTCAAACTCGGAATAATCATTTACGCCGTCCGCCCCGAACTTAACCAATTTGTAAACATCGGAATTGCGAAATATGGACGTTCTTTTTTTATCATTCTGAACCTCCAATTGTTCGTCCGGGAATAAATCCCCGGCAACCTCGTTGGCGGGTTTATCCTTATCAATACCAAAAGAGTTATCTATATCAGTATTTAATATATGGTTGGATTTTCCAACCAGGGTGGTTGGATTTTCCAACCGGGGGGGTGGTTGGATTTTCCAACCGGGGTGGTTGGATTTTCCAACCGGGGTGGTTGGATTTTCCAACCACTCCAAAACCGCCCAATAATTCGTCGTATATTCGCAATAACGAACCTTATTTTTTTCGTACTCAAATTTGTTAATATACTGTTTCTCAACTAACGATTTGAGTATTTTAATAACGGTCGTTTTATCTAACCCCGTCCACTCAATTAGGTATTTCAACGAACCCTTAAAACGGCTTTCCCCGTCTTGACTAAACCCATGAATTAAAGCGAAAACCAATAATTCGTTCCCTTTTAATTTCAACCGGGTAATCATCGGGGCTAAAATCGTTATAAAATTGCTATCTCTTATTGTCATTTCTCACAAATTTAATGTTTATACCGTCTTTCCTTTCCCCTGCATTACAGGGGAAACGCATACATGAACCGTTGGATTTGTGGAAAAAACAACATTCGCAACCCTGCCAACCCGTCCGTTTTTCGGCTCTAATTTCCACATGATTAACAACAATTACGTCGCCAACCGAAATTTCAATTTTCTTTTCCATTGTCGCCGCCCTCCAATTGTTTAACAGGTTTCCACGCTTTGCGCACTCTTAAAACATTGTCCGGGCTTTCGTTCGGAACCAATGAAACAACAGGGAAACGGGATTTGTCGCCGGGCTTTTGGGTCGTGGCAAATTGTACGTTCAAATCAAATATAATTCCCTTACAAAATCCCCGTTCCGCCAACATACCGTCGAATGTTTCCCGGATTTGCGGGATTGTGGACGCCGTACCCTTTGTTGAAAACTGCCATACCCCGGCAACGCCACGTACCAACGGTACAATAAAATTCAATGTCAACGTAATTTCCCAACCGTCGTGTCCGTCCTGCTTGCTTTTCCGATTGGGGTAACGCTTGGTAATTGCCAACATCAAATTCGGGTATTCCTCCGTTGTCAATGTTTCGTACTTTTTGCCGTCCCAAACTTGGAACGTTTCGCCGTCGCCCGCCGCAATCAATCGTCCGTCGTCGTCCCGGTACTCGTACCGCTCGTTGCATACTTTCGCCGGGTCGTCGTCCGGGAAAACGATTTGAATTGTTTGGGGTTTTTCGCCGTATGCCTGTGTAAATAACCCGGCATACTTTCCCGTTGGTATGAAATAATCCACGCTTTGCGGGTATCCGTTGGCGTTTTTCATTCCGATTTTTATTTGTCCGACACGGGGCAAAATCAAACGGGATTTTTCCGCCTCAGGTCGTTTTATTCGTCCTTTCATCGCTCTTTATATTTCGGGGTCGTCAATTAACAATCTTTTCTTATTCTCGTTTTTGGGCTTTTTGGGCGCATTTGCGGGCTTTTGTTCCTTTTCCGGTGTAACCGTCCGTTTTGCCGCCTTTCGTCCCGTGGCGGGCTTCTTTTTCGCCTCCTTTGCCGTTTTCCCGGTGCGTTTCACAATCTTTGTTTTCTTAATCTCCGGTTCCGGCGTTTGTTCCGGGGCAACCGCATCCGCTTTGACGGTATCGGCGGCGTCCGTGGTTTCGTCCGGGGTCGCCTCTTTGGGGGCTTTAGTTTTAATCAATTCCGCCAAAGACAACGATATTACATTTTGGGACAAATCCGGGGCGTCGTCCAATACAACCATACCATTAACCGCCGTAAACGTATTATCCCGCTTTTCGTCCTCAATGGCGGCAATCTCCAACAAATAGGGGATTTTGCGTATATTGGGGCTTTCGGTTTGCTCTTTCAGATTGTACGACGGTTTTTTGCGCCAATCTTTCGGGCTGAAATTGAAAATACGGGTAACGGGGAATTGCTCAAAATTGACGTTCCACATATCCCGGTACATTCCTAATTGTATTTCGCTTTCCTCGTAAAAACCTTTTCGCCCGCTTTTGAAATCGACAATTGCGTTAATCCGGTCGTCGCTTCCAATCTTTGCCCGCATGGTACACGGGCAATCAATCATTCCGGCGTACTTGTAATACGGGTGTACCAACGCAATTTCAACGGCTAACGGTCGTACATCATAATCCAATACGAATTGCGCAAACGCCAATACGTCCTTTTTCAAATCGTCGGCGTAATAAATAAAGTCGTCCGGCAATCGGTAAACCTCAATGTATTCTTTTAGTTTGCCTTTTAGCCCGTCCAAATCATACGCTCGGTTAATCAATAATTCCTCAAATGCGGCGTGCATAAACGTTCCATACGCCGCCCGTTCGCCTTTGTATCGCTCGGCTTCCTCAATGCCTTTGTTCGCAATCCAATTTATAAGGTGCGGGGCTTTGGGTAATGTTTGGGACAATATAGTTGTAACCGACGGGAAAAACTCCGGGTTCCCGGCGTCGTCATATCGGTAATAATATCGGTGTCCCTTGCTGTTTAACTGCCAAACCTTATACGGGGGTTCAATCAATGTTTTTTCGTCGAAAAACATTGCCGTCATTTCCTCAACCGTCAGGCCCGGTATTATCTCAAACACTCCGGTTGGTTGTTCCGGTTGAACATCAACGAACGGGGGAATAATTGTTTGTTGTTCCTCGTTAATCTCCGGGAACATATCCGGGGCAACATTGCCGACGGTTCCCGCAACCTCTTTTACCGGGTCGCCCGGTTTATCGCTCTTTGCTCTCATTACTTGTACTTTTTATATTCTGAAATTCCACATAATACCATTGCGGCGCACATTGCCGCAAATAACAATTGCCACGGGTTCCAAAATGCGCCAATCAAACAACATAACCCCAATGCGCCAAACGTAACAATTAGGGCTTTCGCTTGAAACAACCCGTAAAACATGGTTTCGGCGGCGGCTTCCAACCATTCGATAAACTTACTTTTCATTGTTTCCGCCCTCCATGCCAAACAGGTAATCCGCCGTACAATCCAACATTTCGCAAAGAATAACGACCCATTCCGGGACAATCCGTTTGGTCGTGCCGTTACATAAATTCGTCATATTTACCTGTTGTGCGCTCTCGCTTGCACCCTCAAAAAGACGGGCGGCAATGTCTTTTTTCAAAACCTTTTTCCCGTTCGCCTCGGAACGGGCGATTGCTTCGTTTACTCTTAATTTCAATGCCATAACTTAAATTTTTTTGTTAATAACTTGGTTCGTTGCTCTCTTTGTATCCGCAATTGCGGCACGTTTTTTCCTCCCAAATCGGGCTATATTCCGGCGGGGTCAAATATCCGTCGCCTCCGGTACGTCTATACTCGCCGTCTGTAACCTCCATTTCCCCGCCACACTCCGGGCAATCATCGTCGCCAATCAATACACATTCCAACAGGGCGTCCAAATGGACGGAACGAACCGGGTAAATACCAATTGCCCGGATAACGTCCACCATTTCCACAACGGTAACATCCCGTTCGTAACAATCGGCGACCGGGACCCCCCAATTGTCGCTTATGTTCTCGATAATCTGTTTGTTGATTAACTCCGTAACGATTGTTTCGGATACTTGGTTGGCTGTTTTCCCGCTTTCGGTCGCCAACATCTTTAATTGCTCACTTTCTTTTATTTTCATATCATTTCCCGGTATCCCTCCGGGTAGGCTGTTAATCTTTTGTTCTGCAAAGGTAGAAAGATTTTTTTAATTACCAAAAATATAATCTTTGTTTTGCAAAATCATTTTTGCCGGGTGCGTGAAATATCCGATTTTTAACCTACCTTTGCAATACCGCATTACCAAAAATCGCTCTCGGTTACTGCGTACCGAACCCCCGGCGTATCTGTTACGTCCGGGGGTTCATCTTTTCCAACGCCATTTGCGCCGCACAATAACAAAATTGGTATATATCGCCATAATATCCCGTTTGGTCGGCTATTTCCTCAATAACGCCCGCCGGATATTCCCCAAACGCCACATATTCGTATTGCGTTGGGTCTAACCCCAATGCGAACTCAAACGTAATGTCAATATATTTGTTCCCGACCCGGTTAAATGCGTGGTCGATTGGTATAAATACGTTCGTTTTGCCCTCAACGTATTGCACCCGGTCGGGAAATAACAACGTCAGCAAATGCGCATTTTTATAACACTCTTTGACTACCGGGCGAACCGTCCGGCGTATCAATTCAATTTCCCGTTCGTCGAATACGTCCGCCGCTTTTACGACCTCAACACGTTTTGCGGCGGCGATTGTATCGGTAAAATATTGTCTTTGTCGGTCGGGCAAATCCAATCGTAAGAACGCCCGCATTTCCTCAATAATTACGCTTTCCATATCTTAACCCTTTGTAAACCCCTTAAATGCGACGTGGTAAACGTCGTATTGTTTTCCGGTAACATAAAATTCAATCATTCGGTCGTCGTTACCGACGTCGTTTATTGCAATGGTCGGGTATGGTTCCCCCGGCAATTGGTTAAAACAGTCCTCAATTTCCCGGTATCCCTCCGGGAACTCCGAACGGTCGGCGGCAAAAAACCGGGTTAAACTCTCTTTTATTCGATTCAACATTTCGTCCCCGTTGGGTTCAAAATGCGCTTTTATTTTATCCTGTCGTCTTAATGCAAATCGCATGGTTAATAAATACTTTTTTGAAACGTCCACGACCTTTGCGCACGTTTCGGGGTTAAACATTCCAATATGCGTATATTCCGGGGGTAATCCCAATTGGTCGGATAACCATTTGTACGCCTCCCGTCGCCTCATTAGTCCACGTTTGTACAATTCATCAAAATATCGGTGCGCTTCAATCTTACATCGGCGCAACTCGGCGTTTGCCAATCGACCCTTTGCCCGGTCGGTTCCCTTATGAACACCCACATACGCCCCGCATTGGGGACAATAATAAATCATTCCATAATCAACGCCGTAAACCTCAATACTATTTTTGTACTCGGTCGGAACGTGGCAATACGGGCAAATTCGACCGCTCAATATTTCCCGTTGTTCCTCTGTCAATCGTATATCCATAACAGGCAAAGCCGGGGTTATTCCCCCGGCTGTAAATATGCGATTGCGTTTAATTCTTTTTGGCGTTCGGTCGCCCAATTAACATTGCGGGCAATCCATTCGTCGGCGGGGTTCTCGGCAATCCATTCTTTCCGATAAGACGGCACAAAGTACGCAACTTGCTTTTTATACGCCCGTTCGGGGTTTGCCAATATTTCCGTCGTGCGGCTCAACCCTTTGCCGTGGTCGCCTTTGCCGATTAAGTCCAACCGCCCAAAATAAAATTCGCCGTTGGCGGTACACGCCACATAATCACGGGCGGACGTTCTTGTTGAAATAACGTTGCCTTTTTCGTCGGTAACGGTGTATTGATACTTTTTGCCTTTCGCTTTCTTGCTCAAAATATACTTTGCCATAATCTTTGTTATTGTGCCGGGGGCGAACCCCCGGCGGGTTATTATCTTATTTCGTACAAACTCAATGAATTTTCGCACAATACCCACGTCGGGAATTTAGGGTTTTGCAGATAACAAAGGTTATCTAATGCCGCCCGGCTTGTATAAAACCACAACCCAAATTTTTTGCCGATAAAATACATATCGTTTACCCCTGTTTCCCGGTATTTCTCCGACAACATTTGTTGGCTGTAAATGATTGACGAAAATTTAACTTTGCCGTCTAACTTGGTTGCAATCTCGGCAATGTCCGTCGCCTGTGTTCTTTTCTTTGTTTCCATATTTGAAATTTATTTGGTTCCGGGAACCCGCCCGGTCG